CCAGCCCCGAGCGGATCGGCAGGCCCGACTTCGCCTTGATCCTGGCCACGATGAACTTGAAGGCGGGCAGCGGTTGATCGCCGCCGATCTCGCGGAGCAACGCCGTGCGCCCGTCCTCGTAAGCGAAGCGGAACCATCTGGGGTCGCGCCATTCGAGGCGGGACGGCATCCACTGGCCTTCCGAGACATCCCACACGATCTCGGTGAAGGAGATGCCTTTGCCGATCGCGTCCAGCACGTCGAAGAGTTCGTCCTGCAGCTCGTCGCGGGAGAGCCAGGCGCGGATCATGTCGGCATGTTTGACCGACTCTTGATCGTCGGCCGCCGCCTCGACCCTGATGTCGATCTGGGCGACCGAGCGCTTCCTGGTGCCGAGCACGCCCAGATAATGCAGGTCGCGCTCTTCGATCGTCTCGGCCAATTCGAAATAGGAGAGCGGCTCGCCCTGGTCGGCCGAGCGGAGGATCGCCGCGAGCTTGCCGGGGGTGAGCCCGTCGGCGGGATAACCGGCAAACGGCGAACGCACCCCGGTGACAGTGGCGGCGGCGATGTCGCGGGTGAGTAGCGACTTGTCGATCGGCCGGCCGAACTGGTCGACAAGCTCGGGTGTTGCCATCAGAGCGCCCCCCTCATTTCGGAGCCGAGCGGCCGCCGCCAGTCGCTTGGGCTGTCATCGTCGTGGCGCGGCCGGTCGAACTGGTTGCCTTTCATCTCGCCCGCCCCCCGGTAGCCGTATTCGGCATAGCGGAGCCGGCTCGCATGAAAGGCGAGCGCCAGGCCGACGGCGAAGTCGCCGTGCCGCTTCAATCCTTTGGCGCCGGTGCGTTCTGCCGGGATCTGCGGGATCCCGCGGATGACCTTGACGAGCCGGAGATCGGTCAGGTGTTCGTCGTCCTTCGAAAGCACGATCGAACCGTCTTCGAAGGCGCTTTTGAGCGGCGGCATTTCGGTGCGGTACCATTCTTGGCTAAACTTGATCGGCGCGATGAGCCCTCCGGGCTCTCCCGGCTCCTTCGCCGCGCGGCCGTATTTCCGCGCCATCGCTTCGGCGATGTATTCGCCGGCCCCCGTCGCATCGAAGGCAGCCCCCACCGGGTTCGGCATGTTAGCGATGACGTGACCGACGATCGCTTCCTGCTCCTTGTACGGCATGCCCCGCATCTCGATCGTCAGCGCCAGGCTGCGGATCAGCGTCTTGCCGATTTCGAGAACGGGAAGCACCGAGAGGTCGGCGACGCGGGCGAAGTCGAAGCCCAGCGCATGCTGGCGCTCGGGATCGAATCCCTCGCAGGCGCGCTTCACCTCCGCCATGATGGGCGCCATCGTGAGCTGCTGCTCTTGCTCGCTCTTCTGCAGGAAGTCGGGCGGCAGCGCGAACCGCAGAATCGGGCCGTCGCCGGTCATCCGGCTTTCGATCAACGGCCCGGTCAGCCAGGCGCCGGAACCCATCGCGGGGATGCAGAACAGTTCTTCGTCGGCGCCGTCGCCATAGAAATCGACGATCTCGGCCCGCCAGGCGTCTTGCCTTTCCTGGCTCCATTCTTCGCCCTTGACCAGGCAGATGCGCTTATAGAGCCCGTCTCTCAGCGCATCGTCGAAATCGATGCGGAGATGGGTGAATTTCGACCGGCCGGCCAGGATGTCCTGGATCAGCTGGTTGAACGGGTTGTCGACGCCGTTGTGGGTCGAGCACACCACCACCTGGCCGCCCCACATCAGGAAGGCGAGCGCCGCCTTGAGCAGCTCTCTCAACGAATCGACGAAGGCCGCTTCGTCGACGATGACCAGGCCCTGCTTGCCGCGGAGCGAGCGCGGCGCCGACGACAGGCCGACGATTTCGAAGCCCGACGCAAACTGGATGCGGAAGGCCTTGATCGACCGCGTCTCGCCGTGCTCGTCGCTGTCGTCGAACAGCGTCTCCTGCGCATCGCCGGCGGCAATCGCGAAGGCCTTGGCCCACATGGCGCAGGCGTCGATGAACTCGCGCGTCATCTCTTGGCTATAGGAAATATACATGACGTCCATGCCGCGCGCCGCGCGGCTGCGCCCGGCCCGGAGCACCGCGGCGGCAGCCAGCCCCCAGGTCTCGCCGATCCGCCGCGACTTCTCGATGACGAGCACGCTCACACCCACCGTGTCCATGAGCGAGACGGTCTTCTGCTGATAGACGAGCAGCACCGCAGGGTGGCCGACCTTCTCCACCACCTGATCGATGACGTCTTCGGTCTCTTGGCGGAGCTTCAGCCAGTCCTCCGGCGTCACGGGATTGCTCATCAGTGGACGATCCCCAGAATCTTGGCCTTGATCTCTTCGGCCGTCTCCGCCGACAGGCCTTTGGCCTTGGCTACTATGTCGACCTGCTCGGTCGCTTGCGCCGCCACAGTGGCGGAGATCGCGAACCTGGTGCCGTGGCTGATCTTGCGCGCCTGCTCGAGGCGATAGAGGGCGAGCGACACTTCCTTCATCATCTTGGCCGAGGTGTCGCTGTCGCGGAAATTCTCGTTCATCACCAGGTCGAAGATCAGCGTCTTGACCGTCTCGTTGATCAAGAGCGCCACATCGCCTTCCGGCATCTTGGCCTGCTTTTCGGCGAAGGCTGCCGCCAGCTCGCGGCCGAGCCTGATCTTCTCGCCGACGACGGCAAGCTGCAGGGCCTTGCGGTTGAAGGCAGACCGCGACACCGGATCGAGTCCTAGCGCGAGGAGATGGGTGTTGAGTTCCTCGCGGATGTCGTCCTGGGTGCGGCGCCGTTCGGCGAGCGCGTCGATCGCCGCGCGGACATGCGGGAAGGCCTCGTCGGGCAGAAGATCGAGCGACGATAGCCGGCCTCGCTTGCCGCGTGAGTGTTCCATCACGCATCGCCCGCAAAAGTGCATCGCAGCCAAGCTTGCGCTGGCTGCGTAAACTTGCCAGCGTGCGGTTTTGCGAGAAGGCGATGCGGTCCCATAGCTATTCCCTCGGCGAGGGCTTGGAGACGCCTTCGATCACGGCGAGCCCCTCGACATGATCGTGGCCGCGCCTGGTCAGCGTGGCGATCATGTAGTCGCCCTCTTCGACGTTGCGGATGGCGCCGATATCGGCAAGGAAGCGGAGTTCGGCGCGGATCGCGTCGCGCGTGCGGTTGTGACCGAAACTCTGCGCCACCCGCTGCAGGATGACTTCGTTGCAGGTATAGGACGGCTGATCGGCCAGCTCGCGGAGCAGCACGAGACGCAGGTCTCTGATCGCGTGGTCGCGGAAGGGGCCGGTCATCGCCGCGGGCTCCGTTTCTGGGTCATAAAAAAATCGTCGATCCGCGCCACCGCTTCCGAGATCGGCTTCAAGGCTTGCGTGACCGCCACCAGCTCGCGGTCGATCCGGTGCAGCATGTCCTTGGTCGGCAGTCCGGAAACCGTGGTTTCGAGCTTGGTGAATTTGTTCTCCATTGAGACGATCTGGCTTTCCAGCTTGTCGATCTCGGCCTTGTTGACGCCCTGCGAATTGATGTGGCGCATCCACACGAAGGATGCGACCGCCCACAGGAGCGAAAACCCGGCGATGACCCAGCCCCAGTTCACAGCCTCCATCACGTCCCCCGTCTCTCGAATGACTGCTGGCAGGCGAGGCAGCGGCGGGCCTGCGGCAGTGCCTGGCGGCGCTCGGCCGCGATCTCGCCGCCGCAGTCGGCGCAAGTGCCCGAGCCTTCGCCCGCCAGCGCTCCCCTCACCCGCGCGATCGCCGTCTCGCGCTCGCGCTGTTCCTTGGCGCTCGCTTCGTCAAGCACGTCGCTCATCGCCTCACCGCCAGCGCTGCATCCGTTTCCATCGCTGAAAAACCTTGTTGTCGGCGAACCTGGCCGGCCGCAACAACGGCAGCAGCGCCAGCACGGCGTATTTGACGAGACCGGGCAGGAAGCCCGGACGGGACGCGGCAAACGCCACGCCCGCGGCGATCGCCAGGAATATCGCCGCCGCGATGACGAGCGGCCAGATCACCTCGCGACGATCTTGCCCAGCGCCGAGCGGACCGAACCGAGTCCGAGGCCGGACAGCACATAGTCCATCCAGTTGGCGCCGACATCGATGCCGGGAATGTCGAGGCCGAACAGGCCCTCGGCGAGGCCGATCGCCACCACAATGGCGGCGACGATATAAGTCTTGTAGCCATCAAGTACGTTGAACATGGGTTCCTCTTTGGTTGGGGACAGGCACTGAAAGTTCACGTCGGCTTGCCGGACTTGGGTCGCGGGCCGGCAAAATCGACGCCGGAAAACACCATGCAGGCCATGTCGCCGGCGACGACGATCGCCGTGAAGCCGCCGTCCGCCGCGGCGGTGAGGACCAGGCTTGCCTCGCCCGATTTCGACTTGCCGGTGACCATCGGCTCTTCGCCGTATTTTTCCTTGAGCCGGGCGAGCAGCGCCTCCTTGGGAAAGCAGGCGGGCGATTGCGCCATGGCTGGCTGGCCAAGACCGAGACTCAATAGGGCGGCGGAGATGATGGCGATGCGCATGACGGTCGTCTCGCTATTTGAGGGGCGTCGGAAAGCCGTTTTTGGCGGCCCAGGGAATGGCGTCGAAACAGGGGCAGGCCTTGGCAACTTGGGGGAAATCGCGGTGGCCGAGCACCGTCGCCTTCGGATATTTCTTGCCGAGCTCCGCGAGCAGCGATCTGAGCGACGCCCACTGCTCCTTGGTGAAGTTGTTGATCGGCGCCCAATCCTCATCATTAAGGCCGCCGACCAGGCAAACACCGACCGTGTCGGCGTTGTGGCCCGCAACATGCGAGCCGATCTGATCGATGGCACGGCCCTTCTCGACCTTGCCGTTGCGCCGGATCACCAAATGATAGCCGATATCCTTCCAGCCCCGCGCCTTGTGCCACTTGCGGATTTCGGCGGCGCCGATATCCTGGCAGGGCCTGGTTGCCGAGCAATGGATGACGATGTGGTTGGTGGCTCTGCGCGCCATTCCGGATCTCCAAAGTGCAGAGATCACACTGTCGGTAATTCCGGGATTTGATAGCGGGGACGCGCGTCCCCGGCGGGCCTCAGGTTTCGAACAGGTCGCCTTGCGCGAGGATTGCCTCGACGGTGCGCCGCTTGCCGTTGAGCACCCGCTGCACCGTCTTGTGGTGACAGCCGAGCCGGCGCGCGATCATGGGCTTCGACAGGCCTTCGGCATCCATCGCTTTCATCCGCCGCCACA